TTGACTATATCCACATCGACTACATTTCCATAAAAGTATGGAGATATGACATAGTAAATCAGCCACATAAGCGACATAACATGGTCATCATGGTTTCCGCCCAATCCTTCCCAGCTTCTTCTGCCCTTTCTACCGAACGATAGAAGTTCCTTTACTGTTTCATGGTCGAATATTCTTAACAATCTCTTTTGGATATATGCCTTTAGGAAGATGGCTGTGTATTCTTTCAGAGTATTGCTTACGACAAGTCCTAGTCTTCTACCTGTAGGATCGAAGTTAATCAAGTTCTCGTACTCCATGGTATTAAAGAAGAAGTTAGTTGCAACTACTCCTGGGCCATTCTGTTCTATAATCAAACTCGGCTGATGATATGCTTTCAGCAACGGATATGCCATTTTACAAAATTCTTGAATTTCTATCTTATTGGAAGCGAACTTTGCGACTTGGTAAATTTTCACATTTGACTTAACGAGGAATATACTTAGAACCGTACTATCCTTATGCATACCAAGAGCCGAGTCAAGCGATGCCGCGTATTCCCAATTCTTCATTTGCATTTCTCGTTTAGATATAGGGAACTGCCATATTTTATATTCTTCTGGTAATTCATCTATCTTGAGAGGCTTTATGGTTTCCTTAATTAGCTTGGTTAAGAAGGTATGATCTACTAGCGTAGCCTGGGAACCGATGAATTCGCATTTATATTCCTGGTTGAACTTAATTTCGTCACCCATGGTCCTAATCATTTCCTTGGCCCATTTTTCATTTCTATCAGGAGGGGTATTCCATGCAATTTGCTTCGGAACGAAAGAAGACTCACCTCGTTCGGCTTCGTCCCACATATGGAAAAAGTGATTCATACCATTTGGAGTGGATGTGATTATAACTTTAGTTGTTTTACCAGATGCTACCGTAGGAAACACAGAAGCAATAAATTTATCTGCAATATGAGAAGGAACGAATGCAAATTCGTCTAGATAAAGAATATTAATAGCAAGACCTCTAATACCGTCAGTGGATGTAGCGGCACACATAACTCTACTTCCATTACCAAGTATAATGGCTTTCTTAGCCCACGATACTATTCCAGGCTGCATCCATTCCGGCAAATCCATATAAGACTGCTTTAGATTTTCTAGCTGTTCCTTTGCTAGATCCAATTTGTTAGCTAGAATAGCAATGGTCTTGTGAGTATGAAATATAGCATACCATAGCAGATATGCTACCGTACATGTTGACTTTCCGCACTGGCGCGGCCACTTTGTCATTACCATTTTATTTTCATGGAATGAACGTATTATGTCTTCCTGATAATCTCTTACAGGAAATTTGATTTTACCATCATCCTTAGTATTAATGATGATATAGTTCTTACAGAAATAGATTGGGTCATCGGCACATTTAATCAACTCATCCAACATCCATGGCTGATACTTGACTACTTCGTTAGCGGACCTTAATCCTGATATTCCTTTAAATGGCATTGTTACTCTTTGGGAAACTTACAAAGAAATTCTTTGTTGTAATGTTCCTCTCCAATCATCTTTAATATATCGCTCCCCTTTGCTTCATTATATGTAGAAAGCTGTTTGTACGATCTCTTAAATAGACTGTATGGAATTTTCTTCGTTGCTGCCTTTCTATAAAGCTCGAAGAAAATATGTTTACGTCTTTTTTCTCCCTTAACCTTTTTCCCTATGAATCTATTGCCGACGCTAGATACTATTATGATTTTTCCTTTTATACAAGGGGCAAGTCTATCAACATAGCCTCGTATAATTTCATCTACGCCGTATGCCAACTCATCAAGTATCAAAACATCTATTGGATCTCCGTGTATTCCTGGAACATTTCCAAATGATGTGAATTTTATACTACTTTTATTTTCTAGCTGCAATAGATTACCAGCTTCGGTAGTTAAGCGATTAGAAGAAATTATCCAATTAGGTAATTTCTTATACATATCCAATACCGTATACATAGTAAATTTTGCCATGTCTAATTTATTGCTAGCCATCGTAACTGAAAAATTATCTTTGAATAGCATTAGCCATAGTGCATATGCTGCCGTCGCTACGCTCTTTCCACATTGACGAGGCAATATAACTATTGAATTACCCTCTTCAAATTTTTTAAGCATAGTAATCTGATGGGGATATGGCTTAATTCTTACATTACCATCATCCTTTGTATTGACGAAAATATAGTTCTTAAAGAAGTACTTAACATCTTCTTTGCACTTGTTCCACTCGGGAATATTTCTTCCGTAAACCTCTTCTTCGATTCTATTTTGCCACGCTTTACTTAACATTCTAAATCCTTTTAATATTGTTTATACATCAAAACTATCGTTTCTGATGAATTATTCAAATTTATGACTATTTGCGATTTTTTGATGTATTTTATAGTTATCTATGATTAAGAAGTTTTGGTCGAATAAAGAGGAATCTGAGCTAAAGCGAATGTACGAAGAGGATGGTATGGCACCATCTGAAATCGCAATATTCTTAAATAGAAGTAAAAATTCTATAATACTTAAAATCCAAAGATTGGGTCTTAGTCATACAACTGAACAAACAAAAAGCATAAAGAGCAGAATGGCATTCGGGCAGAAAGATAGGAAAACTAACGCACAATAGAGATTTACATTTTTATTAATTGTGTTATATTATTCACATGAAGATCGATATCAATAAAGTAAATTCTCAAGAATTCAAGGCTTCTCTAGAAGTTCTAAAGATTCTTTCTGAGCATGGGGAAGCCTACCTAGTTGGAGGTTCCGTTAGAGATATTTTATTGGGAAATAAGCCCAAGGATTTTGACGTAGCCACTAACGTATCCATGGATACAATCTGTGGACTATTTAATACTCACGATATCGGAAAGAACAAAGACTTCGGAATCGTTGTTGTAAAACATAGAAATTTCTTAATCGAAGTTGCTAACTTTAGAGAAGATGGAGCATATTTAGATAATAGAAGACCTTCTTCTGTTAAGCTAGGAGTAACTTTCGAGGAAGACACAAAGAGAAGGGATTTCACTTTCAATTCTCTTGGAATGGATTTACAGGGAAATGTAGTTGACTACCATAACGGCCTAAAGGATCTTAATAACAAAATATTAAGAACTGTAGGTAACGCACAAGATAGATTCAATGAGGATGCTCTGAGAATTCTAAGAGCGGTTAGATTCGCAGTTAGATTCGATTTGAAGCTGGATGATAGTGTTGTGGATTCTATCCATGAGCTAAAGGATAGCTTGAAGAACATTTCCGTAGAAAGAATCAAAGACGAGTTGATGAAAATGACTTCCTATGGAAGTAGAAAGCTGGGTAATGCATTAAAGCTGATGAACGACCTAGGATTGTCCAAGGTCATATTCGGATTTAATGTAAATGACTATGCAATAAGTAAGTTAAAGGAAGCCAACAACTACGATTTCGTAGTATGTTCTTCTATCTTATTCTTATGCAACATAGATGAATCTTATGCTAAAATATGGGGAAATACAAACTTTAGCATAGACAATACAGGAGAAGGTCAAGTGGATTACAGAGAATCCGTAGAGAGATTTATGGATAAGCTGAAATATACAAACGAAGAAAAGAAAGAAGCTCTTTTTATAGTTGGGAATTTTGATGATTTCAAAAGATTGCACGATATTTCCAAAAAGAAGGCGCTTAAATTAGTTTTAAATCCTTTCTTTAAAAAACTATCTTATGTATGTATGATAGTGGCCGGAAAGTCCTATCCTAAAGAATTGATGGATAATATCCTAAAGTTCGATGTTATAAATTCCAAGAAGAAACTCATAAACGAGACTCTTTTGAAGGAGAATGTAGCAGGGAGAATTTTCGGACAGTTATCCGAGGCCGTTGTTGATTGGCTATTTGAGGTAATGGAGGCAAAGGGAACTTTGCCTGATGATAAATCCATTGAGGATTATGTGAGGCTTATATGTTTAACCAAGAAGAATTAGAAAAGATAACTTTAGTAGAAAGTGAAGATGGTAGTATGAAAGTCAATATTTTTGATTTCGATAATACGTTATTCAAGTCCCCAACCCCGAATCCTGCTCTATGGAACAGAAGATTCATAGGCACATTGAAGAACGATGTTAAGGACAATGGCCTGGGCTGGTTTCAGTCTACACTGACACTTAGCCCAAAGTACATTGATCAAA